AGCTTAGCCCCCGCCACAAGGATCGCCAGCGGCGGGACGCTCTTGTTGTCGAAGTAGAGATAGTTCACCTCCTCGGCCATGCGGGAGCCGAGGACGGAGAGCAGCGCGCCCATCCACCGCGGGATGCCGTAAGCGCTGCGCGGCGAGTGAATCTTGAAGTGAATGATCTCCGAGGCAGGCGCGTCGTCGCGAGACCTCTCCTTCAGCGCCTCCTCCGAATCGAAGTACACCCCATCCTTGCGGCTCATCACGCGAGGGTCCCCGAACTCGCGGAACCAGACCACGCGGTTGTCGTAGATCTGGACGAACCGGCGGAAGCGCCGCTCGACATCCACAACGTCGAAGGTGAACGTGGTCGCCCGTACCGACTCCTGTACCACGATGGTCTGCGCCGAAAGCGGGAGGAGGCGCACCGTGTGCGCCGGGACATGGTTGAACCGCGCCACTTCCCCGCGCCGGTTGCGGAGCACCTCCCAGTAACCGTTCCCGACCGTCTCAGTGTCCATGCGGGTGCGCTGCCGCAGTTCGGGGAAGGAGACGTCGAGTGAGCACGCCTCGAAAAACGCCGTGAGCTTCTGTTTCTCCTGGCGCATCTCCTTCCGGACTTCCGCGAAGCGCGCACGCAACTCATCCGGCGTGGGGGCGGCGCCCGTCTCCGTCTCCATCGCTTCGGCAAGGCGCGCGTGCGCGTCCTCGGAGTCCAGATCGAGTACGGGCTCGAAGCGGTGGCCGAACGCTTCGACGTTGACCGCGTAGGAGTCCACGCACTGCCGAAGCGCGTTGCTGTGCTCCAAGAGCATCGCGAGGTGGCCGGGGTTGTAGGGTGGGGGTAGCGCGCCCACTTCGACGAACCGCTGCTCGTCGTCGGGTTGCATCACGTTCGATGCCGGCACGCCGCTCAGGCTCCGGTCCTCCCCGCCGAAGACGGACGCCTTCAGCATCGCCGTCCGTATGCTCCCGCCCTTCTCGACCGCCTCCGCGAACTCGGTCACGGCGCGTCCCCTTCGAGCGTGGCGTCGTCTGTGAGTCCGTCCGAACCTGTCCCCGTCTCACCGGGCCCGGGTTCGACTTCCGGCTCGGGTGCCGCGGCCGGGACCGCGTCGACTTCGTCCCCCAACAGAGCGTCAACAGGGCTTTCAGACACCGCGTTCAACAGTTCCTCGTCCGTCAGATCGTCACCACCAGAAACGAGCACGCGCTCAACCTCCGGCGGGTTCCCTGCCGGCTCCGCGTACCGGCGCACCGCTTCAAGCCCCTCCGCGTCCATACAGCGATCCGCGTACCGAACCGCGTACTGCCCGCCGAGCCAGTTCCCGACGACGGCAAGGATGCTGCCGACGGCACCCGTGATGACGAGCCCCGTCGTCCAGTCGTCCGCGGTGTTGGAGTCAGAGAGCCCGTCGACAAGGAGCCCCGCACCGGCACCGACAGCGCCCAGCGTGGAGCCCGCCATCGCAACGGCGTTCCACGCGAGGTGCGCGTCGTCGTAATAGCGGCAATCCTCCGCAACTGACGCGCGGTAGACACGCCCGGTGCCGAGTGAGCCGCACGCCGGCAGCGCCAGCATCACGGAGAGGAGAGCGAGGGCGGCGAGCCCGGAGCGACGATAGCGCGGCCCCACGGCTACACCGCCCTCGCGTCGAGCCCGCCGAAGATGACGGCGGGTCCGGTCCCGGCCGGCGCCGCGGTGCAGTACAGACGGATCTGCTTCACGTACTGCGCGATCACCGCGAAGCCGTCGGCCATCACCTCGCCGGTAATGTCGGCCCACCGCGTGCCGTCGAGCGTACCTTGGACCTTCCACTTGCCGGCACCGCCTGCGACGAAGCCGTCGAACTGAACCGCCTTCTCGACGAAGCGATCCGTCACTTCGACCTTGCCTGCGGTGTTGATTAGGATTGGGACTTCCATCTCGAACGATTCGGGGCGCATCCTTCACCTCCTGCTAGCCGACACGCTACGCGAGAGCGGTGCGGGCGTCAACCCATCACGCGCAGTCCCACACCGCCCTGCTTCGAGCGCGCGAACTGCCGCGCGCCCTCCCGCGCGAACCACGAGTTGTGAACGGCGACACCGCTCACGCAGTACGACTCGTCCTCCGCAACTTCGAGGTTGTGCACGTCGCCGCGGTAGGGTTCGCGTCCAACCCTTTCAAGGCATTGCCAACCGCCGCCGCGCGCCGGAGACAGTACGAGGTCTTCCCCGCGCGTGTTCGGGCGAGCCACCGACAGGCACTCAGCCGGGCACCAGTCCTCCGAGTCCCCCTCGACGATCACCGGCTGCCCCCACGCATCCGCCGCCGACGCCGCGGACCACACACGGTGATCGGGCGTCAAGCCCAGCGGGGCCAGCGCGTGCCGCGGCGTCAACGTGACGAGCATCCCCTCCCACAGCCGGCGCGTCTTGCGCGTCACGGGGCGCCACCGCCCGAGGTGAGTCAGCACCGCCTCCCCCACCTCGACGTTCTCGATGGGGACGAGTCCACGGTGCCGCGTCGTGACAAGTCCGCCGGTACGGACGCACGCCATCAGCCGGTCGCCGGTGTGCTCACGCGGGTCGTAGTACAGCAGTTCCTCGATCCACGCCGCGATGTCTTTCGACGCCGGGCGCCCGTTGACCGAGGGGATAACCCAGAGCCCATTCTGCATCTCGACCGCGAGCCCCTCGACGCCGAACTCCGGGTGCGCCTTGTTCCGTCCCGTTACGAATCCGCGGACGGGGATGCGCCCATAGTCCCGCGCAAACTGGACGATGAACTCCTGCGCCGCCGCGTTCTCGACAAGCACGATAGATTGGTAGCGCCGGTGCGCGTCCACAACGCGGCGCACGATCTCCGGCCCGCTCCACCTCCCCGCCTCGACGTTCAAGATCTGCCGGTCGAGCGTGGGCCAGAGGAGGAGGGTGAACAGGACGGTGAGGTCGGACCCCTGTGTCGTCCGCACGCCGACGTCCACCCCCGTGAACGTCGCACAGCCCGGGGGCAGTTCGTCGAGCTTGCCGAGCAGCGGCGCGCCGTCCCCCCGCCGGAGGCAGACGTCAATCCACTCCTGCTTGAACCGCGCGTCTTCGTCGGACCGCGCCTTGCACATCATCTGCCGCGCGAACTCTAGCTCCCCGAGTTCGATGCGCTTCGCTGCAATGCGGTCCTCCGGCCAGCGCTCCGGCCACGCGCTGCACCCCGCCGCGTTGAGGATTGGAAAGCGATGCTCCGTCCAGATCGACGGCGCCTTGACGAGCGCGTGCAGAAGGTCCTCCTTGTGGAACGCCGTGCCTACCGCCCACGCGCGCGCGCGCTCCGTAAGCCGGCCCAGCATCGTGGCGTAGAACCAGTCGTAGAGGTCCCGCCGCGCGTGGCTCGTGCTCGTGTTCTCGTGGTCGAGGATGTCGTCAATTGCAAGTCGGTCAATACGCGCCCCAAGCACAGCACCGTGAACGCCGTACGCCTGGATGGAGGGGTCGCGAACGGTAAGCGGACGCCTCACGGTGATCGCGTTCGCCTGCCAGGGCTCGCCCTTTTCCAGCGTAGGGAACACCTCGTGGAGTTCGGGAGACGTCTCGATGTACGCGCCGATGGCTCGCACGATCTTCACCGCCTGCGCATAGGTGTTCGACACGACACCGCCGCGCATCGTCACGTCCCGACCTAGCTCCCAGAGCATTCGCGCAACGGACAGTTCGACCGTTTTTCCTGTCTCAACACAACTCCAGAGAACCGCACGCGCCGACCTGTTGAGGATGCGATGCCACTCCCGGTGAAGTTCCGGTAGTCGGATCGGTCGCCCCGATTTCTCATCTCGTACGACAAAGCCGGCGAACACCCCGGCGTCCTCGCGCGCAAGGCGCACGCGCCGGCTCCGCGCGAGCTTCACACGGTCGGCCAGTTCAGGGGGGAGTCCTTCGAGCCCCTTTGCCTCCGCGAACTCCGCGGCGCTGTCACGCGGACTGCCGGCTGTCTCCTCGGTCATGTCGAGCACCGTTCCTCCGTCTCCGCACTCTCCGTCTCCGCGCCCTCCGGCCACCGCGCCGCGACCACGGACTCGAAGTCCAACCACGTCTGCGCCTCCCGGGCGCCGCACGCCGGACACGCCACCGCCATCCCTGCCGGCTGCTCATGGTGCACACCGCACGCGCCGCAGTGGAACCGCCCCCGCACCGCCGGACCCCGCGGCGCCATCAGGCGTTGTCCTTGTTGCCGGGTGGGCACTTGCCTTCCTTGAGGAGGAGGGATGGAGGAGCGAGCGGGGCAAAGGGAAGCGGGACCTGCCGCACATCTTCCTCCGGTGCCGCTACCGCTGCCGGCGCCGGCGCGCAGCCGTGGACCGGGCACGCGCGCGCCATCTGGAGCTTCACTTCGGCGCAGGGGACACAGGCGCGGCGCGCCGCCAACGCGTCCTCGG